AGGGACAGGTAGCGGATCGGCTCACGCATCGCTCGCCTCCTGCGGGCTGTCCGCGATTTCGCACAGCGCGAGGTCAGAGGTGCAGCCTCCGCCGGACTGGGCCTGAAAGAACAGGTCAAACTGCCTGCCGCCTCGGGCGGTACGGCTCCACTCGACCAGTGTGTCGATCCGCGAATACGAACCGGGCCGGTCCACGTCGGTTGGGTCGGTGACAGCTGGAAAGAACGTGGCAGAGCCCCGTTTGTTCGCCGCAGCGACGACATCCTCCCAGCGCCGGATGCGCTCGATGTGGTCGGGGAAACGATCGGCGATATTCCGCAGCTCTTCCTTTCTGCAGTTCACGCACGGCATGCACCCGACCCGGCCCATACCCTGGGCGTAGAGCGGGTTCGGCGCCAGCCCGTGGCGGCGGTGCTGCGCCCACACGTCCTGCACTGTCCAGCGGAAGATCGGCCGCCAGACCATCGAACCGGAGTCGTGCCGGTTGTAGCGCGGCTGGCGGGCGCGGTTCGGACTTTCGTCGGCGCGGATGCCGAGCCACTGCAGCACGGGGCCGGCCTTGAGCATCTGGAGCACCACCTGCGTGACGATGGGGATTTCCTTCAACTCGCCCGTGCAGAACTGTGCCATCCGCGACGGGAAGCGGCCCTTGCTGATGCACAGGTCGAGGAATGGGCTTCCGGTCGGCTCGTGGAGCGCGGCGGCCGCCCGCACGATGTCGTCGGGGATGCCCTGTTTCGGCCATTCGCGCATCAGATACTCGCGGTGCTGTGCGAGCTGGCGTGTGAAGTCGGCGCGCACGGTCTCAACGACCGGGCCGCCGGTTCGCTCGGCCAGGCGCGCGACGTATTCCAGTGTCACCTCGTGCTCGTTGCCGGTGTCGGCGAACACGGCGCGGAACGGGCGCCCGGACTCAAGCGCCAGCAGGTAGGTGGCGGTGCTGTCTTTTCCGCCCGAGACGTTGACCAGGTGCTGCACGTTACGGGGCATCTTTCACCCCCTGCGGGCGGGCGGCGAGCATCACGGGGATCGCTGGGTGCGGCGTCCAGTGCGTGTGATAGCCAGGCCAGTCGGAGTCCAGCGGTGTGCCGATCCACGCAGCCTCCTCCACGGGGAAGCGCCACCAAGTCACGGCTCCCATGTCCTCGTGCCACTCGTCCAGCGGCCTTGCCTCCGGCGCGGCGCTAATGGCGGCGGCAATGGCGCGCAGCACGATTGATTCGTCGCCAGAGCTGGCGATGAAGTCCTTTGAGCGGTAGTGCATTGCAATGCCACGGCAGCCAGAATCCTCATACTCAGCCGCCAGCAATTCGCGGGCCTGCTGCATCAGGTCAGTCATGGCTGGACTCCTTTTGAACAAACCCAAGCGCATCTAACGCTGTAATCGCATCGAAATCGTCATCCGATGCGTCAACATCCCCCAACAAAAGCACGACGAACTTTCTTCCCTTGGGCGGCTTGAATGTTCCCGTTATCCTTTGGTTTCCTGCGAAAACAATCTTGTCGAACTTTCCCTGAAAGGTGAAATCGCCAATATGTAGCTCCATCAGGACACCCCCGCGCCGTGGCTGTTGGCCTTCTGGTTGAACGGGACGTTGAGGTATTCGCGGTGCATTCGACCCTGCCAATCGCCCGGCTGTCGCCAGTGGTCACAGCCGGGATAGTGTTTAAGCGGCTCCCCGAATGGTGTCTCTCGCCCGCACTCGCTGCACTTCTGGCTCACGACTCCACCCCCGCGCCGTGGCTGTTGGCCTGCGCCTCGTCGTCTTCGGGTGTGCTGGCGCAATCAACGCATTGCATAGACCCGTTGAATGGACCGCCGTATGCCCACATGCCGAGCAGCACGCCGCATCGGTCGCAGTTGACCTCGTAGTTGTAGTCGCGCCCGCTCACGGCCGCACCTCCGCATCGCCGGCCTGCGCCTGCATCGCGGCGCTCAGGATGTGTCGCATGTCGGTGAAATCAGGATTGGCTTCGCTGCCGGTCCAGAGGCTGCCAGCGCGTGCATACTGGACGCGGAGTGCGGCATGGATCATCGCATCGCTCACCACCTCGCTGCCGCCCTTGGGGCTGTCCTGCGTCTGGCGCATGACCTGCCCGAGAACCTCGGCGCAAGCCTTGGTGCCGCGCTTCCAGCTTTCCAGTTCGTCCTTGGGGCTGGCGTCGATCATGTAGGGATTTGCTCTGGCAGGCTCGATCTTCGCCCCAAAACCTGAAATGCCTATGTTGGATTCGCTGATGCGCTCATCTGTCACGCCGGACCGGTAACCCTCCGCCCATGCAGTTGCAAGGTCGATCCCCGGCGCTGCGGGGGTGCTGGCCTTGGCCTCGGAATATGCAGCGTAGATATGAGCGCAATCCAACGAGACGTTGCGAAGCGCCATCACAGCTGCGTCTCGCGCTGCGCGGCGAACCGACACCCATTCGCCATCAGATCCAACGGCCACGCTTCCTTCAAGCCCGGCAATTGCGGAACGAACATCACGGCCATCAACCGGCGCTGCGGCGACGGTGGCGGCGTAGAGGGCAGTTACAGGCCACCCCTTATTGCGCCAGCGTTCGGCAACCAACGGGTCGTAGGTTGTTGCGGACTTGTCGGTCAAGTAGTCATCAGTGAACCAGCCCACCGCCTCCTGCGCTGCGGCGGGCTGGGCGGCGAGAGCCGCAATCCCAGCATCAAGCGCTGCCTTGAATCGGCGTGATGTGCTGCTCCACTTCTTCGCGGCTTCAAGAGATTGGATGTGCTGCTCGTTGTGTGCGTTCATGCTGCTTGCTCCATGGCGGCCAGGTCGATCTCGTCCACGCGGTCGCGCAACTGGCGCTTGGCGTGGCGCAGGACCTTGGCGATGTAGGTGGGATCGGCGCTGGTGAAGAAGGTCCTGGCCTCCATGTGCAGCGCGCCTCGGTGGTCGCGCCGGAACAGGCGGTAGGTCACCGCGGAGCCGTCGTCGGTCGGGAAGCGGCCCCAGCTGAGGCCTTCGTTGCGCTTCGGGGCGCGGCGGGCGAAGTGCCGATTCATGGCTGCACTCCCTCCACCATGCCCTTCGCCTCGGCAAGCGCGGCCTTCGCCTGTGCCAGGGCGGACTCTGCCTTGCGTACCGCTTCTTCGCGCTGCCGGAGGAACTTGACCAGCTTTTCCCCCTTTGCCTCGCCCTCGGTTGGCCAGAAGTGATAGCCGTCGTTGGTGTGCCAGTTCCGCTGCGGGTTGTCCTCGTCCTCATTGAGCATGTGGACCGCCACGATCTTGCCGAAATCGTTCTGGGCCAGCAGCAACTGGCACTGCCATCCGTGGCTGCAGGTCTTGCACTCAACCTCCAGTTGCACGTCGTCCTGGTATTCGCGACGGCCGGTGACCACATAGCGGAACACACCGCCAACCTCGACGTAGCGGAATAGCTCATCGCCGATCTTGTAGGTCTTGATGCTCATGCAGCCTTCCTCCGCTTGCTGGCCAGGGCGTCCCAGGTGAGGGGGAACGGTCCCCGCTTGGCCCGGCCCAGCGCCGCGTGTTCGGTGATGCCCAGCCGGCGCGCGATCTGTGCCGTGGTGACGTTCTTGCCCTCGACTACGTGCGCGTACAGCGCTGCCCGGGCGGCACCGCCGCGGCGCGATCCGGCGCGGCTCTCTTCGGGTTGGAAGGTGACGGTGCCCATCAGGCGGCCTCCGGCATGCGGCGCAGCTCGTCAACGATCTTCTCCACCTCCAGATCGGCCGCCTTGATCGCGGCGCGAAGCTCCGCGATGGCCGTCTCGTCGCGCTCCACGCGGGTGATGGCCAGCTGCAGACGGTCGGGGAAGCGCGGGTCGTAGCTCACCGCGTCCACCCAGGGCGCGCCCACGACCAGCATCTGGTGCTGCAGCTGCCAGCGGTACTCGACCGCATGCGCGCCGGTGCGCAGGGCCTCCAGGTGCTTCTGCATGCTGGCCGGGCACTTGATCTCCACCAGCCCATCGCCCACCAGCCCATCGGGGCTGCAGCCGGTGTTCGGGAGCTCGCTGCACAGCACGAAGCCGGCTTCCTCGACAGCGCGCCCGGTGGTGAAGCTGTAGGCGTCACGCGCCTCGGCCTCCAGTTCGATGCCCCGGTCCATCGCCGAGTTGCGGTAGGTCTCCACCGGCTGGCCCGTCAGGCGCTCAACAGCCAGCAGCGCGAGCAGGTTGGCCCGGGACGCGCTCGGCCCGGATTTCGTGCGGGCCATCAGGTCGGCGGCGCGCGACGCAGTGAACATGCCGCAGCGCGCCAGCATCCAATCCTGCGACTCCTGAGCCTCGTTCGCCTTCATGCCTTGACCTCCTTCGCCCGGGAGGCCCACAGGGCGCGGATCTGGCGCATAGCAGGAGCAGGGATGCCGGTCTTGGTGCGCAGGTCCGCGGCGATCCGGTCCAGGTCGTCCTTGTCCAAGGCGTCCTTGATCGCGTCCGCCCAGCTGGTGATGTCGAAGCCGGTGGAGGCAGTGAAGGCGTCGTCGTCCTCGCCGTGGCTGGTGAGGTTGAGCAGCGCGCCGGCGGTGTACCGCTTGCCGTAGCTCACGCTGGAGGCCACCGCCTGCACCGCGTTCTTGTTGCCGCTCGCGTCGGCGGGCAGCTTGATCGTGGTTTCCTCCCGGTGGCCGCCCTTGTGCGACAGGACACCGGTAACGGCGATGCCGTCGGAGAAGTCGGTGCGGAAGGACAGGGCAAAGCCGTACTGCTTCATGATCGGCTTGATCGCGGCGTTGATGTCCTCCCACAGGGCGTAGGTGTAGCGCCCCGCGGCGTTGCCGCGCTCGCCGATGCTGGGCAGGGCATCCTGCATCTCGGCCAGGTCTGCGGCGAAGTCGGCGGCGGCCTGACGCTCCTGGATGCGCTCGTGCATCTGCATCAGGCGCTCCATCTTCTCGATGTCGCAGTTCGGGTCGGCTGCTGCGCGCGAGATGACGGAAAGGATGGTCGCGCCCTCATTCCGGGGCTGCGGGTAGTTTTCGGGTGCGGCTGCAACTACAGCGTTCATCGATAGCTCCTGCCGGCGGTGCCGGCGCGGTGGGTATGAGGTGCCGGCACAATCACCTGCCGGCGGGTGCCGGAGGATTGCCGCCTCCGATCAGCACCTTCAGTCCAAGGCCGGCGTTGCTCGCTCTCGCGGGGTATCAGGTGCCGGGATTGCCCGCCCGGCCGGGTGCGGCATCTGGAGGGGAGGCCAGTTGCCGCGGTGCGCCCTGCGCTGGGGAGTGCGCAGGGCAGGGGGAATGGGTGGAGAGGGCCGGTGCTGATCTCCGGCTTGCTACCGCGTACTGTGGCCCCGATCCACGGATGCGTCCGGCTAGGAATTGCTCGCATCTCTACGCCTTGGGGTTGCCTGTTACCCGGTTTTTGATGGAAGGCCGAAACCTTCTTTCCCATGGGCGGTGTCCCGCTTTGGGCGCTTCCAGTTGCCTAGGTACTCGCGCATCAGCCTGCGCATTCCTCTCCGTGGTTGATCAGGCCGCCAGGTCGGTCTGCTGGGCAGCAGCCTTCGGCGGGGTCAGGGTCAGCAGCACGTCCTCGCGGATCAGCGCTTCGGACAGCTCGGCCAGCTCGTCGGGCGTGACGTTGGCCGACGCGGTGAACGACAGGCCGACGCTGCCGCCTTCCTTGGGCTCGATCACGAAGCGCTTCAGCTTCACGTCGACCAGGACGATGGGCTCCACGCCTTCCAGCAGGCCGTCGATCTGCAGCTCGTAGCCGAGAAACTCGTGGGCGAGCTTCAGCGGCTCCAGGCTGGGGAACTTCACCGCCGACAGCGGCGTGTCGCCGATCGGCAGGTCCTGCTGCTCGCCCTTGCCGGGCTTGCGGAACAGGGCTTCCTTCAGGCCCTTCTCGATGCTGTCCAGCAGGGTGTTGCCGGCGCTGGTGGTGAACTTGATGTCGGCTGCCAGCTCGCGTTCCTCGCCATGGCGCTCGATGCGCTGGTTGACGTTGGCGATGGCCGAATCGTGCTTTTCCAGTTGGAACATGGGTGTTGCCTCCGTAGGGCCGGCCACGCCGGCGGGGATCAGCGGGTGTCGCGCTTGCGCTGCTCGGGGAAGCTGCGCGGGCGGATGAAGTCAGTGCGGCGGCGGGTGAGCCGGCGATGCTCGTGGCGGCAGACGCGGACGATCAGCACGAGCAGCCAGAGGCACAGGAGGGCCAGCGGCAGCACGAAGGAGTCGGCGCGCACGATCACCGCGCGGCGGGCCATGTCGGCGAAGAACACCAGCGCCGCGGTGTAGAGGGCGAGCCGGATCACGGCTGCACCTGCCTGCGGCGGCGGTACACGGCCATCGGCGGGCGGGGTTTCGGCGGCCTGGTCTGCCACAGGTGCAGGATCAGCGCGCCACCCAGCGCCGGGCCGATCATCGTCAGGGCCAGGGCGATCACGACAGCGCCCCCAGCAGCGTTGCCGCACCGAAGCCAGCGAGGAACGCCAGCACAGCGATGACGACCATGTCGCGCGCGGTCTGCTTCGCCGCGGTCTTGAGGGCTTGTTCGAAGCTCATGCCGGCTCTCCCGTGGCTTTGGCGATGGCGGCGCGGGCGGCAAAGTAGGCGAGTGCCAGTTCGGACGACGGCAGCTCGTCATAGATGCAGTCGTCGTCCCAATCGGGCTTGATGCCGCAGAATCTGTCCATCGCCTTCACGAACATGACGTTCGCCTCGTGGCTATCCGGCGCGGCGGCGATCAGGCGGGCGTTTGCTTCGGTACGACCGTCCACTGCCCCGGGGAGAACAAGGCAGATGTATGGCCTGCCCTCGCTGACGACATCAATTTCTGCCGTCTCGGCATCAGTTGCTCCGACATTCCACGGTCCCGGCGTGTGCTTGTGCGCGCTCATGCCGCAGCCTCCGGAGCGAACCGCGATTCGCTGTTCGCGGCCGCCTCGGCAAGGTCTCGCAGGTGCACCGACCGGCTGGCCGAGGCCTCGCGGGCCACTGCGGCGATCTTGTCGATGACGGGCTGGGGCAGGGATTCCAGGTCGGACCCCAGAACCATGCCGGTGGGCGGGATGCGGTCGCCGATGTCCGCGAACATCGACTCGATGCCGGCATAGGCGTCCTCGCTCAGGGCCCCGGACATCCACTGGTCCGCCTCGGCGACCTTCGCCGGGTTTGCCCGGTACTGCTCGATCAGGGCGTCAATGCGCTCGGCGAGCGCTTCGCCATCCTCGGACGGCGCCTGGTCGTCGTAGGCCCGCTGCGCGGACCGGCTCATCGTCTGGTGCTGGAGTTCCATGTCTGACCCCGTTCGGCCCGGGTGGGCCGGTTCGAGGTCATTAAACATGGCGTTTAAGATAAAGTCAACACCATGTTTAATCGCGGTGTGTAAATTTCTTCGCCCCAACGAAAAGGCCCCGCCGAAGCGGGGCCCTTGTCTTCCGTGCTAGGCGAACCTAAGGAACTGCCTCCTGTGCCTGTCGCACACGGTCGTTGCGCATCATCTGCAAGATGCTCTCTTGTTCACTTGCAGCTTCCAAACAAGCATTCGACTCAGCGCTGACGGTATCAAAGCTGCTTTGTTCCGTAAGAGCATGCATCCGCAATCGGCCGCTTTCGCGGCGCGGCTGAACCAGATCCATCCAGGACCCATAGGTGGTAGCTTTGCCCGTGTCGATTGAATGCTTGTTCGCAAGCAACCATAGCGCCGCTGTTTGCGCGCCGTTCCCCATGTTATGCAACTGCTCCGCCGTTGCGGACTTCCCCTCGGACTGCGCAACATCCGAAAGAAAGTCCCACACGCCGGCGCAGTTCCCGAAAAAGTTCACTGCCTGGGTGACGTCACCCGCGTCGGCCCCGTCGTCGGCTTGGGCGGCGGGTAGAACGATCATTGCTGCAACGAGAACGGCGCCACGCATCTGAAACTCCTAGTTGAACCGCTCGATCCTATGTCTGATGTACAGCTGTCCACCGATGCGACCATTCTCAGGAAAGGGGAAGGGCGGATAGAGGGGGTTGGCGCTCACGACCCACAGTCCATCGCCGCGCTGCTGCAGCATCTTGATTTGGTGGCCGTCATCCCGATCCCCCAAGCCGATCCAATAGATCCCATCGCCGCGGAACGTAGTTACACCTGAATCCATCAGCGTTGGCTCTCCGGGCTCAATAAGGGGGCGCATTGAGTCCCCTACGCCGGATACCAGCTTCAGTCTCCCGGGCGGAGGCACAAAGCCAATCAGCGCCCGGATATATGCCTCACCGTACTCCATGGACCGGATGATCTCCGGATGATCGTCGTTGACCATTGCGCCTCCCATGCCGCCAACCACATCAAGCTGGTCCACGCGAAGGTAGCCCGGTGTAGTCGCAGGGAGCGAGATGGAGGCAGCGCTAGGAATGAGCATCGGCGGGATGGCTTCCATGACCCATGTGGAGCTTATTCCGAGCTCTTGCTGTGCCTTGTTGGCGCCAGCTGCGGACACCCCAGTCGAGCGAGTTTCCCAGTTCTTCAGCGTCTGCGGCGACTGCCCCAGTGCACGCGCCATTGCTGATTGGCCGCGGATTGGCGGCGTGAGTTGCTGAGCTGCTGCGTACAGCCGCTTCATTGAGGGGTGCATTTCGGCCATATCCCATTGTCCGGCCACTAAACATGGCGTTGTTACACGCGGCGTTGACTATTGTTTAAACGCGGCGTTTAATGTCGCCATGGACACGAATCTTCCCCTGAAGCAGCACCCAGACGCGGTGCTCATCGATCGGCTCGGCGGCCCGGCCGCCTTGGCCCGCACCCTTGGACTGGAAGGGAAGGGCGCAGTCCAGCGCGTCCAGAACTGGAAATACCGAGGAATCCCCGAGGTCCTGTGGCTCCGCCGCCCCGACGTCTTCGGCCCGGCCCCTGAAGCCAAGCCGCAGGGGGAGGTGTCCGATGCAGCCTGACGAAAGCAAAACCGTCCGCCTGGGGTGGATCGCCCTTGATGTAGTCGTGGACGCAGAGGGGGCTGCAATTTCTACCCACGTGACGCTGCACGGCGAGAATGGATCGACCGTTGACGGAGCCATGGTCTTTGCCCAGGTTGCAGAAGCTGCAAAGCGCGAGCTATCGCGGCGCGTCCTTGAGCAGGAGACCAAGGGCGAAGTCCCTTCGGACGCCCCGCAGCACGCTGCCACCTGTGCAAATGACGGCCCCGCAGAAGTCTGCGGGTGCCGTACCGCGACCAGCGTCAGCGACCTCGGAGGCCAGCAATGACCTCCTGCACGATGTCGTGCTTCAGCGCGACGGGGTCGATTTCGACGCCCAGAGACATGCCGCAACCCGCGTTGGGGCAGTTGTACGAGACCGTATTGAAAGTCTTGGTGCTTCCCGGCGCCTTTGCCTTTACGGCGCCAATCACAGCAGTGTTGAACGGTTTTTTGCAGTGCGGGCAATTGCTCATGGGTCCCCCCTCGTTGGTGGGTAGTGGTGTGGAAATCGCATCCTACCGCGAGGGGGGATCCTCCTTTGCGCCCGAGAAGGGAGAGGTGGCCTAGGTGGCCATGTCTGAGAAGACCTCGGATCGGTTGCTCACGGCCCATGGCCGCATGTTGGAGTGGTGCGCCGCCAACGGCGGGGCGCCTGCCGGCTATGCAGAGGATGCCATGGCCGAGATCGGCTTCTGGGCCTTGGTCGAGCAGCGTACCAATGCCGAGTTCGCGGCGGCGATGTTCGCCCAGTGGCAGCAGACGCAGCTGGCACGCGAAGGGGAGGCGGGCTGACATGGCCACCCCTATCCGCCGGGAAGGAACGCAGGTCGTCTGCGCGCTTCCGCGCTCGCTCAGCGTCGTGTGGCGCGTGTGTTGCTGGGCCATGCGCAACGGCCACCGCAGGACCGCTACAGCAGCTTTCGCGGCTCTTCGACTTCTCGGCTGTACGCAGCGTCTGCTCCAGTGCGGGAGGAGCGAGGCATGACCAGAACTTCTCCGCCTCGCGATGCCGTACTCATTCCGCTCTGCGGAACGGGTGGGTTCGCGATCATTGATGCCATTGACGAGGTAGCTGTCGCTCAACACCGGTGGTATGCGATCAAGTTCAGACATACGACCTATGCCAGGACGACGATCGGCGGGAAGGGTGTCTACATGCATCGGTTCCTTCTTGCTCCGGAAAAGGGGCAGGAGGTTGACCACATCAACAAAGATGGCCTGGACAATCGTCGCAAGAACATCCGCGTCTGTACGCGCGCGGAGAACATGCGCAATGCGAGGATCAAGAACTCTACGGGCTTCCGTGGCGCATACTACGATCCAGCGAACAATCGCTATCGGGCAGAGATTCGAGTAAACGGCGTCCGCAACAAGCTTGGATCCTTTCGAACTGCAGTTGAGGCGGCATTGGCCTATGACGAAGCCGCCGTTCGGCTTCACGGTGAATTCGCGACTCTCAACTTCCCGTCCGTCTCCGGTAGCGGTTGGGTTCCTAAGCACCCTCAATCCTACCGGCAGGCGGGCGCCCATCTCCCTGACCACTCAGCGCCACGGGAACGGCACGACCACGCCGGGCCGGGTGAGGCGCTGACGTTCGCGCTTCGGGATGAAGCGCACGGCCACGCGATCTCCGCGGCGACTCACGGCGTAGAGCCGGCCGCACATCCGCACGAGCGTCACGACGGTCGGGCATTCCTTCACTGAATCCACGCGGCTCGGTCCTTCGGGACTGGGCCTTTATTTCGCCCCGAGGCGGAGTTAAACGCTATGAAACTTCATGAAACCACCTGCAACCAAAGGCCTTTGCCGCTCGCGTTCGGGATGCACAAGGCGCCCGCTGATGCCCCGGTCAAGGTCGTTCGGCAGATCGAAAGCGAGGCCCAGGCGCTTGCGGTGTCCATCGCTGCCGGCGGGCACAAGCTGGACTACGTGGCGGCCTGCATCGGGCGCAGCCGCAGCTACGTGTCGCGGATGCAGACCGGCTCTGCGCCGATCCCGCACCGTCTGATCGGCCCGCTATGCGCGGCCACCGGTAGCAACCTCCTGCGGCAGTACATGGACCTGCAGCGCGCCCTGGACGGCGTCAGCGACGTGCAGCGCCTGGCCGCGCTGATGAGGACGGCCGCATGAAGTACATGACCGATCCCCTGGAAAGGGCCATCTGGCTGGTCCAGCAGCGCTGGCACATCGCCGGATGCCTGCAGCTGCTGCGGGGTGCTGGCCATGCGTGACTACGCCAAGGTGATGCCTACCTTCTGGACGGGCGAGACCGGCAAGGCGATCCGCCGAAGGGGTCCGGAAGGGGTCATCTGCGCCCTGTACCTGATGTCCTCGCCAGCCTCGAACATGCTGGGCCTGTACTACCAGCCCATCCTCTACATGGCACACGAGACCGGGCTAGGGGTCGAAAGGGCCTCCGAAGGGCTGAAGGTGTGCATCGAAGAGGGCCTTTGTAGCTATGACGAAGGGTCCGAGTTCGTGTGGGTACACGAGATGGCTACCTTCCAGATTGGCAAGGGTTTGAAGGCCTCGGACAACCGTTGTGTGGGCGTGCAGCGGGACTACGACAGCCTGCCGGACAACCCGTTCCTCGGTGCCTTCTTCGACCGCTACAAGGCCGATTTCCACCTGACGCGCAGAAGGGGTTCCGAAGGGCCTTCCCGACCCCTTTCAAGCCAAGAGCAGGAACAGGAGCAGGAACAGGAAGAAGAGCAATCCTCACTTCGTTCGGATTCGCAGCCGCCGGCCGACGCCGTCGACCTGCTGCCGGACGCCCCGCAAGCCGCAACCGTGCATCCGCACCCTGGCGGCAAGACGGCCGAGATCGTACTGGCTGCCTACCACCAACTGCTGCCGAGCTGCCAGCGCATCGTGGTGCTGAATCCGAAACGCCAGCGACGGGTGCTGGCCGCGGACAAGCTGGCCCGCCAGCTGTGCCGGCAGTTGGGCTGGGAGTACGACGCCGCGGCCTTCTGGCAGGCCTACTTCGAGCAGTGCGCCGCCGACCCGTGGCTGCGCGGCGACGTGCCGAACCCGAACAATCCGCGCTGGAAGCAGAACCTGGACGTGCTGTTGGCCGAGGACCGCTTCGCGCAGATCATGGACCAGGCCGTGACCGCGCTGGGGGATGCGGCATGACCGCGCCGATCGACACCCAGGGCGAGCTGGAGCGGATGGCGGCTCTGTACGCCGGCGACAAGGTGTCCCCGGCGCCGCAGGGCGCCCGTGTCCCCCCGCACAGCATCGACGCCGAGCAGGCCGTGCTGGGCGGCCTGATGTTGGTGGCGCGGGCCTGGTGGAGTGTGGCCGACGTGGTGACGGCCGAGGACTTCTACCGCCGTGACCACCAGCTGATTTTCCGGGCCATCGCCGAGTTGGCCGCCAAGGACCAGCCCTTCGACGCGGTGACCATCGGCGAGTGGTTCGAGTCTCGCGGCAAGCTGGATCAGGTGGGCGAGGGTGCCTACCTGCTGGAGCTGGCCAGCACCACGCCGTCGGCGGCGAACATCCGGGCCTATGCCGAGATCGTGGCCGACAAGGCCAGGCTGCGGCAGCTGATCGAGGTCGGCACGGCGATGGTGAACGATGGGTTCGCTCCGGACGGCCGCAGCAGCGTGGAGCTGGTGGGCGAGGCCCAGAGCCGCATCGGTGGGTTGCTGGACAGTGAGCCGTGCGAGCTTGAGTCGGTCGCGCCGGTGATGCAGCGGGTCTACGACCGCCTGTCCGAGCGCGCCACGGCCGGCACCCAGGTGCATGGGCTGTCCACGGGCATCACGGACCTGGACGCACTGCTGGGCGGCCTGCAGCCGGGCGGCCTGTACGTCCTGGCAGCGCGCCCGAAGATGGGCAAGACCACGCTGGCGCAGAACATCGCCGAGTGGGTGGCGCTGCAGCAGCGCAAGGCCGTGGCGGTCTTCAGCTTCGAGATGCAGCCAGAGGAACTTGGCGACCGCATGCTGGCGAGCATCGGCGGGATCGACGGCCAGCGGATCCGCTCAGGCGAGCTGGACGACAACGACTGGAGCAACGTCACCCGCGCGATGAAGCGCCTGCGGGAGGCCGCCATCTTCGTGAGCCGTCCGCGCAATGCTCGCGTGGAGCATGTGGTTGCGCAGGTGCGCCGGCAGCATGCCCGCAACCCGCTGGGCCTGGTGGTGATCGACTACCTGCAGCTGATGACCGTGGTGGGGGAAAACCGAGCCGCCGGCATCGGCGAGATCACCCGGGCGCTGAAGCTGATGGCGGCCGAATTGAAGGTGCCGGTGCTGCTGCTATCCCAGCTCAACCGCGACCTGGAGAAGCGGCCCGACAAGCGACCCATTGTCTCTGACCTACGCGACTCCGGCTCCATCGAGCAGGACGCCGACGCCGTGGTGTTCATCTACCGCGACGAGATCTACGACCGGCACACCCGCTACCGCGGAACGGCCGAGCTGATCGTGGGCATCCAGCGCAATGGCCCGTCCGGCGACGTGCGTGTGCTGTACCAGCCCGAACAGTTCCGGTTCTCGAACCTGCCGGAGTACTGGCAGCCGGCGCCCATCGCCACTACCCCGGACAAGCCCGCGAAGGCGGCCGGATTCGGCCGGATGAAGACCACGGCCGCTGCGGCAAGGGCAGGTGACCAATGAGTACCTTCATCCTTCGGGCCGAGAACGCCCGGGACCGCATGGCTGCGGCGTGGCGCTTCGCCTGCCAGTACCTGGAGCTTGGCCGGGCCGTCCGCGTCGAGGTCAAGGAGTGCAAGTCCACCCGCAGCCTGGAGCAGAACGCGATGCTCCACGCAATCTGCGAGGACATCGCCCAGCAGCGGCAGTGGGCCGGCCGCTGGATCGACAAGGAAGGCTGGAAGCGCCTGCTGGTCGACGCCTGGGCGCGTACCGAGAGCCGGCAGCAGGGCGACATCGTGCCATCACTGGACGGCGCGAGCGTGGTGAACCTGGCCGTGCAGACCCGGACGATGTCCGTGGGCGACATGGCGGACCTGATCACCTTCGCGCAGGCCTGGGCCGTGGAGAACGGCGTCCGGCTCAACGAACCGCGGTATCGGGACTACGGCGAGCAGCCGCGGAGGGTGGCATGAGCAAGCTCACGTTGAAGCAGGCGAAGAACCGCCAGCAGCAGGGCTACGACCGCGACCCGCCCCGGTGCTTCACCTGCGTGTACTTCCAGCGGCGGTTCCAGCGGCGACCGGCGATGCCGCACGCGGCCATTGAGCGCTGCACCTTCGGCGACTTCCTCACGACCCACAAGGCCGTCTGCGACGAGTGGCACAGCCGCGAAGGCGAGGTGGTGGCATGAAGCGCGGACGTTCCACTGGCAACCATACGGTCGCCCAGCAGCAGCGTATGGACGCCATACGCGAGATCGGCTGCATCGTGGCCCAGAGCCTTGGTCTCGGGTACGTGCCTTGCGAGGTGCACCACCTGACCGTCGGCGGCAAGCACGGCGCCAAGCGGCGCGGGCACGATTTCACCGTGGGCCTGAACCCGTGGAGCCACCGCGGCGAGCCCTTCGGCGGCATGTCGGCGGACACCTGCGAACGCCTGTTCGGCCCCAGCTACGCCAAACAGCCCCGCCGGTTCCGGCAGGAGATCGGCAGCGACGACTACCTGCTGGACCTGCAGAACACCCTGATCGAACAGCACCAACTGAGGACGCGTGCATGGCAAGTCGCTTGACCTTCGGGATCGACCCGGGAATCTCTGGGGCCATTGCTGTGCTGGCCGACGGCGAGGCTGGCCCGATCATCGACATGCCGCTGCTGGGAGACGACAGGGAAGTGGACGCCCGGCAGGTGGCGCTTTTCATCCGCGCTGCTCGGGACCTGCACCCTGGCGCCGCGGTGTCGGCGGTCATTGAGCGCGTCCGGGCGATGCCGCCCAAGGACGGCGAGCGGAGGGCTGGCGCGCAGTCGTCGTTCAACTTCGGCGACCACTACGGCAAGGCCAAAGCGGTGCTGGAGCTGCTGGGCATCCCGTACACCCGCGCCGAGCCGGCCAGTTGGAAGCGCCAGTTCGGCCTGACCGGCAAGCCCAAGGATGCGTCCCGGGTGCTGGCGATCCAGCGGTTCCCCACCGTGGCGGCCGAGCTGAAGCGGAAGAAGGACAACGGCCGTGCCGATGCGCTGCTGATTGCCCTGTACGGGGAACAGCGCCTGGCCAGCGGGGTGGCTGCTTGACCGACGCCACGGCCCGCATGTGGAAGCGCTACCGAGCCCGGGTCCGGAGACATGGGCGCTGCTCTGTCTGTCAGTTCCGCGAGCTGAGCGACGGGACGTTCCACTGCCGGCGCCAGCCGGACCGGCAGGGTGCGTGCGACACCGACGGTCGCCTGCCGGCGTTCCGATTGGACGACGAGGTCCTGGACGAGCTGCGAGATGCGTAGAGCGGGAGGATGCGATGGCCACTTCGAACCACGACACCAACCGAGACCCCGCGCCGCGTAGGCATGTGGAGCGCCGCATTAAGCCGGCATTCTGCCTGGACGACTGTGCCACGGTGCAGGAGTTGGCCCAGCGGCTCCAGAAGCGCATCCGCCAGACGCTCTACGCCCGAGGGGCCGGCACGGTTGTGGCCATCAACAGCCAGGCCGAGGTCTACCTGCTCATGGCGGGGGAGGCGAGGACCGAGCGCTTCTACGCCGAGCAGTACGACTGGGTGATGGGGACCTATGCGGAGTTGCCGATGGGCGGGGGCAACGCAGCGGTGCCGGACCTGCACGCCCTCGAAGAGGACATCCGCTTCCACCTGCCTGCGTGGGCACTGGACGATGAGCCTGCCCAGTTGGACCAGGGAGCCGAGCGGCCCGTGCAGCTCCAGCTCCCGTTCCCTCCGTTGCATGAGATGGCCGCTGCCGCGTAATGGCGGCATGAGCGACCGCCAGACGCTACCAACTTCAATGCTTGACCGTGTGCGCCAAGGGATCCTCTGGTTTCGCGCGGAGAACCCGGGCTCGCCGGTCACTGTCCGACTGCACCCGGATGCCCTGCGCGAGCTGATCCTGGAGTGCGAACCGCACCACTGCGGTGAAGGCCACTGGAAGTGGGACCAGGAAATGATCAGGCAGTCGAGGAGCGGCGGGTTGCGCATCTTCGGTGCCGCCATCGTCGTTGACGATTCACAGAATCACGAAGCGCCGGCCGGGGCGCTCTCTGCAGTACCGGCCCGACCAGCGGGCAGGTGTCGACAACAGCCCGCAGCCGACACGGAAGAGGCCGCGTGCGGCCGGCCGGGGGTCATGACCCTCGGTGACGCCATGACTTCCGGGAATCGGCGATCCACCGCTGCAGGGGGCTGACCATGTCACGCAAGGCAGTCAAGCCCGCTGCCAAGAAGGCGGCACCAAAGCCACAGGGCAAGAAGGGCGCGGGTGGCCGGCCCAGCAAGTACAAGCCCGAGTTCGCCAAGCAGGCCAAGTTCCTTGCCGACAAGGGCTGCACAGACCCTGAGGTGGCGGCCTTCTTCGAGGTGGCCCTGTCGACGGTCTCCCTGTGGAAGCTCAAGCACCCCGAGTTTTCGGAAGCCCTAAGGCTGGGCAAGGCTGAGGCCGACAGCCGGGTAGAGCGGGCGCTGTTCGAGCGGGCCACCGGCTACAGCCATCCGGACACCCACGTCAGCAGCTACCTGGGCGAGGTGACCCTGACGCCAGTGATGAAGCACTACCCGCCGGACTCCACGGCGATGATCTTCTGGCTGAAGAACCGCAAGCCGGAGCACTGGCGCGACAAGCCGGAGGGCTTCAACGACGACGCGCCGCCGCCGGCAGCCGTCACGGTCGACGTGGTCAGTGGGCGAAAGCGTGCCGACGCTCAATGAGCCCCAGGCGTCGTTCCTCCAGCTGCCGCACAAGTTCCGGGCGTTCGTAGGGGGCTTCGGCTCGGGCAAGACCTGGGTGGGGTGCGGGTCTCTGTGCCGCCATGCCTGGGAGTTCCCGCGGATCCCCACGGGGTACTTCGCGCCCAGCTACCCGCAGATCCGCGACATCTTCTACCCGACCATCGAAGAGGTGGCCTTCGACTGGGGGCTGCGAGCGCAGATCAACCAGTCGAACAAGGAGGTGCACCTGTACGCCGGCCGGCAGTACCGCGGCACGGCCATCTGCCGGTCGATGGACAACCCGGCCAGCATCGTGGGCTTCAAGATCGGCCGCGGTCTGGTGGACGAGATCGACACGCTGAAGAAGCGGAAGGCACATGACGCCTGGCGGAAGATCATCGCCCGCCTGCGCGTGAAGGCGCCCGGCCTGCAGAACGGGATCGATGTGACGACGACGCCCGAGGGCTTCAACTTCGTCTACGAGCAGTTCGAGCAGATCCCGGGCCAGGACCCGGCCAAGGCCGAGCTGTACGGCAAGGTCCACGCCAGCACCTACGACAACGAGATCAACCTGCCGGACGACTACATCGAGTCCCTGTTCGAGACGTACCCGGCGCAGCTGGTGAAGGCCTACATCAACGGCCTGTTCGTGAACCTGACCAGCGGCTCGGTGTACGCGGCCTACGACCGCAAGCTCAACGGCACCCTGGCCACGATCAACGACGACGACCGGCTCCACGTGGGTATGGACTTCAACGTGATGAACATGACGGCCATCGTCTGTGTGATCCGGGCCGGCCAGCCCTTGGCCCTGGAAGAGTTCACCGGCGTCAGGGACACCCCAGCCATGATCGTGGCGCTGCGCGAGCGGTTCGGCGATCGGCACATCGCGGTCTATCCCGACGCCAGCGGGGAGAGCTCGCACACCAACAACGCCAGCGTGTCCGACCTGGGCCTGCTGCGGGCGGCCGGGTTCGTCGTCCGGGTGCCGCCGGCCAACCCCCGCATCCGCGCCCGCGTGGTGAGTGTGAACGCCATGCTCTGCAACGCCAGGGGCGTGCGCCGCCTGCGGGTGAATCCGGTGGGCTGCCCCAAGTTGACCGAGGCACTGGAGAAGCAGGCCTACGACGCCAACGGCATGCCGGACAAGACCACCGGCTTCGATCACCCGCCGGACGCACTGGGCTACTTCATCCACAGCCGGTTCCCGGCGATCGCCAGCGCAAGGGCGCCGGCCTCCGTTGAACGGGGTCGGGTCATCACGCCTTATAGCCGCCAATGGCTCGAGCACAACGGCGAGGCAGCCGACGCGATGGAACGGAAGAGGAAGATGCTATGACCGGTCCAGGCGACCAGCTGGCCCAGGCGATCGAAGCAGACGAGATGGAGCAGGCGGAAGCCGAGCGCCGGGCTGCTGCAACGCTGGAGGAAGAGGGCGCGGTCAAGGCCTGGCTGAAGCGGATCGAGGAAGCGCGCGAGTTCGACAAGGGAGCCCGGGAGGGCTATGCCAAGGACCGCACCTACTGCCAGGAGCAGGCCAACGCCGACGTGTACGACGTGCGCGTGCCGATCGCCGGCACCTACGTCGGCATCCTCACCACGTTCCTGTACGCCCGCGACCCCGAGGTGAGCGTGGAGCTGGCCGAGGCCGTCTCCCCGCGCATCAAGCAGGAGGCCAAGGCCTTCGCCACCACGCTGGAGATCGTCGTCGGCAGGCTCTGGAAGAAGGGCAAACTGAAGGCGGCGGCCGACCCGCTGGTTCGCTCCGGCCTGAGCGTGGCAATCGGCTGGCTGAAGGCTGCGTGGCACCGGGAGACGGGCAGTAACCCGGCCCTGCAGCAGGAGATTGCCGGGCTGCGCTCCAGCTTGGATGCCATCAGCCAACTCCAGAGCGCCCTGGCCGAGGGCATGGTGGGCGACGACTCCGCGCAGCGCGCAGAGCTGGAGCAGCGCCTGCTGCAGGCCGAGGACGAGGCAGAGCGCATCATCTTCAACGCCCTGTGCATCGACTTCGTGCGGGCAGAGGACATCCAGGTGGCGACGGAGTGCGCCTGCCTGCAGCAGTACGTGGACAGCCCGTGGATCGCGCAGCGGCTGTTCATGCCGATGGACAAGGCCAAGGCGACGTATCCCGATGCCGCCGACGTCCTGGGATCGGCAACGGCCTACTTCCGCATTCCGGGCAAGGCCGCAGATGGTGCGGGCTTCGGCGGTGCGGCCCGGGGCGAGCAGGCGGACGCCTTCTCCAAGGGACCGGCCGGTGCTACTGACACCAGCAAGGCCTGCGTCTGCGTGTGGGAGGTGTGGAACAAGGAGACGGGGCACGTCATCACCTTGGCCGAGGGCTGCCCGCGCTACCTGCGCCAGCCGTTCAAGCCGGAGCAGCGGACCACGCGCTTCTACCCGTTCTTCAGCTGGGCCGTGATCTGGAACGACGGGGCACGCCACCCGCAGTCCCTGGTTGACCGTTCGCGCTCGCTGCTGGACGAGTACAACCGCACGCGCACCAACTACAAGACGCACCGGCGCCGAGCCATCCCGAAGACTGGCTTCGACCGGGGGGCCTTAGAGCCGACCGACGCCGAGCTCCTCGAGGGTGCGGTCTCCAACGAAATGGTCGGCCTGAACCTCAACGGACAGCGGCCGGACCAGGTGGTGTTCCCGATCAGCTACAACCAGATCGACCCGGCGCTTTACGACACCCAGCAGATCCGCGCGGAGCTGGAGATGATCTGGGGCGTGCAGGAGGCGCTGTCCTCCAGCATCCAGACCGCCAAGACAGCGACCGAGGCCGACATCCAGCAGCAGGGCACGGAGTCCCGCATCGGCTACGCCCGTGACAGCCTGGACGAGATGCTCTCCGAGCTGGCGGTCTACACCGCCGAGCTGGCGGTTTCCCCTAACGGGCTTACGCAGGACGAGGCGGCGAACTGGGCCGGCGCCGATGCGCTGTGGTTCAACGTCCCCGAGCCGGAGATGCTGGACATGGTGGTGCAGGTGAACATCCGGGCGGGCTCGTCCGGGAAGCCCGCTACGGCCCTACGCCAGCAGCAGTGGTCGATCCTGCTGCCGCAGCTCCAGCAGTCCGCGATCCAGATCGGTCAGATGCGCGGCTCGTCGCCGGCGGACATCGCCAACTGCCTCGAACAGCTGGCCGTGGAGACGGTGAAGCGCGCCGGCGATACCAGCATCGACCCCTACAGCTTCATTCCGCAGGCACCAGCACCCGTTGCTCCGGGTCTGCCCGGTGGCGCCGCCGTCGATCCGGCCTTGGCGGCTGGTGCGCCAGCCGGTGAGCCGCCCATCGATCCCGCAATGCTCGACCCGGCTGCGATGACGCCGCCGGCAATCACCCCTGTTTGACCCCACACGCCGCCAGCGAGGACACACACGTGCGTATTGACCAGAACGAACCCGACACCACCGCCATCGAGGATGACGGCACTGCTGCAGCTGCCGCCCAGGCCGCGGCGACCGTCGCCAGCAACGACGGCAACCCCAACACCGAGGCGCTGGACGCTTTCAGCCAAGGCGTGGAGAAGGCCCGCGAGCAGGAAGTGCTGGAGGACGGTGGCGCGCCGGCTGCCGCCGCCGAAGGGGCGGCTGCAGACACCGCGGCTGCCGCTGATGGAGCCGCTGCCGCTGCCGGCGCTGGTGCACCGGGCGCCGAAGGCGGGGAGGGTGGTGAGCCGGACCCGGCGGCTGCAGCTGCCGCTGCGGAGGCTGCGAACCAGCCCGATGCGATCGACGCCGAGATCAAGGACCTGGGCATTTCGAACGAGCGGACCCAGAAGCGCTTCCGCGAACTGAGCGAGCGCGCTGCCGAGGCCGAGACCCTGCGACCGGACGCCGAGCGCGGCCGGCAGTGGGAGGAAACGATCAAGTCCACCGGTGCCGATCCGCAGCAGATGGGCAACGCGCTGAACTACCTGGCCGCCATCAACTCGCGCGACCCGGCGGCGATGGCGCAGGCCTACGACTTCATGCAGCAGGAAATGGCCTGGTTGGCGAAGGAGCTGGGCCGGCCGGCACCGGGCTACGACCCGCTGGCCGAGTATCCCGAGCTGGCCAAGCAGGTAGCCGACGGCGACATGACCAAGGCGGCAGCGGAAGAGCTGATCCGCACCCGGCGCGCCTCGGCGTTGCAGCAGGACAGCCAGCAGCGCCAGCGGCAGGCCATGGAGCAATCGCACGCCGCCACCTTGGCGCAGGAGCAGGCGATGCAGGACGTGCAGGCGCTGGGCGCCCAGCTTCGTGCTGCTGACCCGCAGCACTTCGACGCCAAGTTCAAGACGATCCAGCCCATGGTGGCGGTCATCCAGGACAGCCTGCCGCCCCAGCAGTGGGCCGCGGCGATCCAGAAGGCCTACCTGGCCGCACCCGCTCCGGTGGCACCTCCCGTGCAGCGCCAGCCGGCAGCGGCGCCCAACAACCCGGCCCGCGCCACTGGCGTTGACCTCAGCAAGGCCCCGACGAAGGAGAACGCCTTCGACTTCGGCGTGCAGCTGGCCAAGACGCAGGGTCGGTAATCCAATCAACCACAGAGGAACTGAACATGTACGAAGGTAATCAGATCACTGCCGGGGCATGTCTTGGTGCGGCGGCTGCGGAAGAGCCCGAGACTGACGGCCTGCGCGATCGCATCAAGGTGCTGGATAGCCAGGTCGCTCAGCTGGAATACGCAATTGGCTCGATGGCGCAGAAGCTGACGCCGGTGCTGCGTCCGGTGCTCACCGAACCGAACGTTTGTGGCGAAGCAGCCACGCCGGGCGTTGTTCGCAGCCCGGTAGCCGAGCAGATCCACCAGCAGGGCCTGCGCATCTACCAGGCCCATCGCGACCTTCAGTCCATCGAAAAGCGGCTGAGCCTGTGATGTCAGCCGGTTTGCGTCGCCATCCACTTGCGCTCGCCATCTGGCGGGTGCTCAACAACCGGAGTCACCAATGAACGACCAGAAGATCGAACAGGAAATCCAGGCCAAGGGTCTGACCGCGCCGCGCGTGACGCCGGATTCCATCGAGGCGGAGATCGACGGCGAGTACTACTTCACTGCCGAGCAGGGCGTGCAGAAGGCGTTCGCCGAGCAGGACGAGTTGACCCGGCTGACCGGTATGCACGGCGAGTTGCGGCTGCTGACCTTCTGCGTCCTGCGCCTGCGCAACGGCTTCACCGTCACCGGCGAGTCGGCCTGCGCCAGCCCGGAGAACTTCGACGCCGAGATCGGCCGCAAGATCGCCCGGCAGAACGCAGTCGCGAAGATTTGGCCGCTGCTGGGCTTCCGCCTCCGTGACCAGCTGGCTCGCCCGTTGTTGACCGATGCCGACGCTGCGGCTGACATTGCAGGCACGCCGCGCCCCGCCGCATAACCCCGTTGACTGGCATGCCGGCTGGCGCATATTGCGATCCAGCCGGCCAACGCCGGCATCGCGAGTGACGTAAGCCGGGTTCGCCGCCGGTAGCGCTGAAACGAGAGTCGCGCCCTCGGAACGCGAGAGACCACGCCCATTCGGGCTTCCTCTTTCCCTCCGAGGTGCGATATGCCTTTGACCCCCGCCCAGTTGGCCAGCGGCGCCAACTACCAGATGCAGTCCTATGCGACTGACGACCCGATCGACCAGTTCACCAGCGAGCGCCCGCTGGCCAAGTGGCTGATCGAGAAGAAGACCGAGACGGTCTTCGGCAACGGCATCTTCAACGAGAAGGTGCGCTTCACCAACGACAGCAACTACCAGAACTACTCCGGCGACGACCAGGTCACGTTCAACCGGAAGGACACCGTGCGCCTGGCGCCGTACCAGCACTTCGAGGCCCACGACGGCTTCAGCCTCAACGAGACCGAGCTGGCCAACAACGGCATCATCCTGACCGACGACAAGTCGGCGCAGATGACCGATGCCGAGAAGATCCAGATCGTGGACAAGCTGCAGGAAGGCTGGACCACGCTGAAGGACGGCTTCCAGGGGAACTGGGACCGCGAGGTCCACCTCGACGGCTCGGCGAACCCGAAGGCCGTGCCGGGCCTGGACGCGCTGGTCAGCACCACGCCGAATGCCGGCGTCATCGGTGGCATCGATGCGTCGACCACCCCGTGGTGGCGCAACTGGGCGGTGATGGGTATCAGCACGGCCACGGCCGGCAACCTGATCTCGACGCTGGAAACCCTGTGGCGCCAGACGATCACCTACGGCAAGTTGGGCAACCCCGACTTCATCGTCGTGGGCTCGGCGATGTACGACGCCATCCAGGCCGACGCGCTGAAGGTCATGGGGCGCCAGATCAACCTGGGCCAGGCGTCCACCGGCGGCGTGACGCTGGACCCGAGCACCAAGGCGCTGGCGTTCAAGGGAGTGCCGGTGGTGTGGGATCCGACCTTCGATGCCCTGGACGAAGAGCTGGGTGCGATCACGTATCCGTGGAAGAAGCGCGGCTACTTCCTCAACAGCAAGGCCCTGCGCCTGCGCCCGGTCAAGGGCCGCTGGATGATCCGCCGCACCCCGCCGCGCGTGTACGACCGCTACACGTACTACTTCGGCCTGACCGCGGACTACGGCCTGACCTGCCGCAAGCGCAACTCGAACGCGGTTTTCAGCATCGCCTGATTACCCCCAACGTGCCGGCGGGGCATTCCTCGCCGGCCAGGAGAAAGAAATGCCGAACACCATCACCGTACAGGGCACGAACATCGTGGCCCTGAAGAAGACCCCGCTGCTGGGCGGGGAGGGGCGCGAAGGGCTGGCCCACCTTGGCGGCAACGCCTCGGTCAGCAGCGGCGTGCTGCTGCAGGGCCATCCGGGCCTGGTCAGTGGTGCCACCCCGGCCAGCGGCGACGCGGGCTGGGTCACGCTGCTGAGCGCGACCGCGACGCAGGGCCCGGTGGTCGAGATCGCCGACCTGCCGAAGTTCGTCAAGCTGGGCGCCGCTGCCACGGGCCCCATCACCCTGGAGGGCGTGCAGTAATGGCCAAGTCCATCATCCTCACCTTCGTCACGCTCCTGATCGACCGTGACGCCAGCACCAAGCTCCCGACCACCGTGCCGGAGTTCGAACAGCCCATCCTCGAAGAGATCTACGGCGAGGAACTGGTAACCGAGCTGGAGTCCAAGGACATGCAGGTCGAAGACTTCGACGTCGGCGCTGCATTCGCCGGCCTGGTCAAGAAGTACGGCGGCAATGCCGACTCCGACGCGGCCCGCGCCCGCTACTTCAACCGCCAGCGCGACCTGGAGAAGTTCATCGACAGCCGCCAGCCGTCGAGTGCCAAGGCCGCGGCGAAGACCACGACCACTGCACCGGCCAAGACCGCTGCCGAGAAGAGGGCGGAGAAGAACGCTGCCAAGGCCGCGGCGAAGGCTGGCAAGGATGCGGCGGTGGCCACTGACTTCACCGAGCTGCTGGCCGGCGATGTGACCTCCATCACCGAGAAGCTGAAGGACCTGAGCGATGCGGACCTGGTTGCCATCGAGGCGGCGGAAGCCGAAGGGCAGGGCCGTGAAGATCTGCTGGCCGCGATCGATGACGAGAGCGAGTCCCGCAAGCAGTAACCCGACCCGCTGGCGGCGGTGACGGCGGCCGGCCGGGGGCAACTCCGGCCGGCCATTTCAGTATCTGGAGGGAACATGGCGACGTGGACAACCAATGAAATCGCGGTCGATGACTTCGTGCTGCTCGCATCAGGCATCGCCGACAAGGCGTGGTGGCGATACCTGCCCGAATTCGATGGAGAGCTCCCGGAGGGCAGCTACATCCACCAGATCCTCGGCAGCGCGGCGTTGCGCCTGGACCCGATCTCGGAGGCAGATGTCGACGTCTCCGTGGGTATCAGGACGGCCGTGGGCGGGAACCCCGTCATCGCGACGCTTTCGCCTGGTCAGTCCGGGACCTTCCCGTTCGACCAGACCCTCAACCCGGTAGTCGGGCCGCTGGGGGAGTGGGACACGGTGGTGATCGTCAAGGAGCAGCCTGTCGGTGGCGGTACTCCTGTTGTCCGGCTGGAGGTCACGGGCATGCGGGTGCGCTTCGTCATTTCCGACGAGCCGCCGGGTCCCGGCCCCGATCCCGATCCGGAGGGCCCCACGGCCTACAACTGCGCATGCGACGACGAGTACCCGCGCACCACGCTGAAGCAGATGCGTAGCCGCATTGCAACGCGGCTCGGCTTTGCCACCCAGGTCGCGATGGGCGTTCTTCCGCCGGGCATGGCTGAGCTTCTGGACGACTTCATCCGCAATGCCCAGGAGATGCTCTACCGCCGTTACCCGGTATTCCGGATGGAGCGGTTCTACGCATGGGAGATGCAGCCGGGCGTTCGGTTCTACGATTTCTCGGCCAACGAGGACGCATGCCAGAAGCGCATGGATCCCCGCATGGTCACCTGGGTGGGCATTTCCCAGGGCGATCTGTGCTGGCGTCCCCTGGTCTGCGGGATCGATCCGGTGATGTATGGCAGTCCCGGTCCGGGCATCCCGTCGCACTACGAGGTCCGGCAGTGCATCGAGGTGTGGCCTGCGCCCGTCGACGCCACGTGGGTCCTGCGGATCAAGGGGCACTTCGGGCTGTTGCCGTTGGACAGTGAGGGCGACGAGACCACCATCGATCCCGAAGCGATCTTTCTGCAGGCCCTGGCCAATGCCAAGGCGCACTACGGCCAACCCGACGCTGGCAACTACGCCGCGCAGGCGACGGCCTACGTGCGCAGCCTCATTGCTGGCTCCCATCACACCCGGCGGTACATCCCGGGGAGCGCCGTGGTGCCGCCTGCCGTGCGTCCCGTGATGAAGGAGAGCTGAGATGCGCAGTCAAGCACTGACGACGGTCAAGGCCGGCATCACGCGCCTGCGCGACAAGGGTGGGGCGTCCGCTGACTCGCTCTATGACCTCCTGAACGGCTACGTCACCGCGGCGCGCACGATCCATAGCCGGCCTGGCACCCGGATCGACGTCGTGCTTCCTCCGGGCACGAAGGGGCTGGTCTGGTTCCAGGGCAAGTTCGTCGTGTTCTCGCACCAGGTGATCGATCCTGAGGACGAGCGCGTGGAGGTGGAGGTGATTCGCCACCCGGACGTCCCGGAGATGCCCATCCGCGACATCCACTTCGCGCTCCCATTCCTTGGCTATCTGTATGTTGTCGCCGAGTTCGCCGACAGGCTGGTGCGGCACTACTGGCTCGAGAAGGGCGAGATCTGGCAGCCGAACCACGTCTACCTGCCTGGCACGCTGGTGCGGCCGACCAAGGGAAACGGCATGGCCTATCGCGTCGAATCGGACCGCGCCGGCTATGAGCCGTGGGCACCGAACGTGGCCCGTGCGCTGGGCGATATCGTCGTTCCCACGGTCGACAACGGCTTCCGCTACGTCGTCACCGAGACGGTGGGTGAAACCCCGAGGTCCGGCACGGCCGAGCCCGAATGGCCGACCAACTCTGGCGAGACGGTGGTGGAAGACGTGAGCAACCGGAAGCCCTACGGCGTTGATTCGCAGACCCAGACGCCGAACACCAACGTCCCGCCGGCCGTGAAGGACCGCTACGGGCGTGGCTCGAACTCCGACACGGCCAACAGCGAGGTGCAGTAATGGCATATCCCGTCTGGAGCGCCGGTACCCTCTACCAGCCCGGCGACATCGTCGTTCCGATCACCGCGCCGGCACCCACTGCTACCGCGGTCGCCAACGGGGACTTCACTTCCGGTTCGGCCTCCTGGGACTTCACCGGCTCAGCGTTCTACTCCGAACACGTCTCCAAGGGGGGCTGGCGCACCTATGTGGAGCTGCCGGGCAACCAGGCATCCGGCGGCGCGCTAAACCAGACCAAGCTGGTCGTACCCGTCGGCAAGAAGATCACCGCGGCATGTCTGATCGATCAGGGGGCATCGGTTGCCGGCGCCACCCGAGGCTGGGTGGAGATCCACTGGTTCAGCGCATCGGACGTGCTGCTGCGGATCGACAAGGGCAACCAGGTCGACAGTGGGGCCGGCGGCGCTGTCCATCGATCCACCTGTGAGTCCACTTGCCCGGACGGTGCGGCCTACTGCCGGGCCGGGATCGAGCTGTGGTCGGTTGCCGACCACAACCACGCGATCTGGGGCGGGAACCTCTGGGTCGAGGGCACCTTCGCTGGCATCCCTGCCGATCTGGCCTACAAGGCTGTCCAGCCCGAGTCGGGCTTCTCGGATGCGAGCGAGCCGGCCTGGCCGCCGGTGCTCGGCCAGCAGGTGGTCGACAACGAGGTCATCTGGGAGGCGATCGCGGCCACCCGCGTCGTGTGGACCGCCGAGCCGCTGTACGTGAGCGGCGCGACGGAACCGCAGTGGCCGGAGGTCGAGGGCGGCATGGTCAAGGACGGGACCGTAACGCTGAGGGCCGTGTCCAGGCGCGTGGAGGATCCGAACTGTCCGAACACCAAGATCGTGGCGATCGCCGCATCCAAGGTCTTCTGCGGGGACGATGACATCGTGCGCTACTCGGCGACCGTCAACCCGCTGGATTGGTCGACCGACAACGATGCTGGCTACCTGCCCACCGGGCTGCAGAACTACGGGTCGAACCCGGTCACGGCCATGGGGCTCTACCGCGGCAACCTGATCGTGTTCAACGCCGAGGCCTTCCAGCTCTGGCAGGTGGACGAGGACCCGGCCAACATGGCGCTGCTGGACGCGTTGCCGATGGGCAGCACCGAGCACCACGCCATCGCGCCGGTGTCCAACGACCTGTTCTTCCTGGCCTCCCAGGGCGTTCGCACGGTTGGAATCGCTGCCAGCAGCACGAACTTCCAGGCCGGAGACGTCGGCATGCCGGTGGACACCCTGGTCCAAGATTTCGCGCATTCTCATGACAAGGAGCCTGCTGCCCTGTACTTCCCCGCGATGGGGCAGTACTGGCTGATGTTCGCCACCGGTGGGGCACAGCCGCCCGAGCCTCCGCCGCCGCCACCTCCCGCCCAGGTTGCCCGCATGTTCGCGGTTGCTCCGGCCAACGATCCCGTGGCGGGCACGCCTGTCCGCGTGAATCAGGAGGGCGTTGTCGATACTGAGTTCGACGTTCTGGTGAACAGCGGCCTCAATCTGTGCGAGGCACACGAGGTCATCCAGAGTGGCGACTACTACCTGTTCGCCGGCAACTTCCGCATCGACACGAGCCTCTACAACTTCATCACCACGGACAAGCACGGCCGGATCATCAACGTGCTGGGAGCGCCAGGTGGAGGCCTCACCAACTACGCCGTCAACACCGGCAAAGGCCTCGCGCTGACTACCGTCAACGGTGGCCTGAACATCCTCAACTACTGCGGCGTATCGCCGGCAGACGGTCGGATCATCGAGCTGATGTCTGACAAGGAAATCCCGTGGCCGCTCAGTGGACCGGATGGCACGTTCCTGTTCAGTCAGCTCTCGACGTTCTATCGGGAGCGCGTGCTGCCCAGCGGCGAGATCGAGCGGGTATTCCTGCGGATGGACTTCCCTTGGATCGGCGTGCCGCAATGGGAGGTCTACGTGTTGCCGGCCTACGAGGGCTGGGTTGGACCGTGGCAACGGCTCAGCGACGGGCGTGGAGTCAGAGCTGTGCGGGTCGATGGCGGTACGACCAACGCGGTCATCTATGTCTCGATCGGTGAATCCCAGAGTCTCTCCTTCCTACTGCAGGGGATCACCACGAACGTTCAGGCATTTGCCTTGGACCTGGCCAACGACTGGCTCTACTTCGCCTTCGCACTGGACGCTGCAGTGGATGCAGCGACCTTGTGGCGTGTGGGACGAGTCGGGCTTTCCGACCGTGTGCTCGACACGGAGTTCACCTTCAACTCGATTCAGGACGAGGCCAGCATTCCCGAGGGCTATCGAGAGATCCTGGGCATTGAGGTCGAGAGCGGGAGCATCGCGGTGCGGCGGAAGGCACCGCAGCCCTATGTGAGTGCCCGTCCCGATGAGCAGGGGGGATTCAACGCGGAGTACACGTTCTCGGCCCCCGCCGGCTCGTCCGGCTTCTACGCGCTGGTCGACGCCAGCACGTCCGAGCCGCTCCGCCTGAGCACTGTCCTTGCCGACGATGGAACCTACGATCCGGGGGCGACCTCAATCCTCGTCTACTCGATGACGAAGCTGGGCAGCGTCGGCGCATGGTCGAGATACGAGCTGCCGTTTGCCACGGACGATTGGGCCATCGCGGGAAACTCGCTGTACCTGCGCTCTGGCGACTTCATTCACCGCCTGGATGGCTCTGTGGTGGGCGATGAGGTTGGCGTTCCCAGCGAGGTGTGGCAGTTCGAGATCGTGCCGTTCCCTGGGGTGATTCAATGGCCGTGGCTGGAATTCGGACAGCCTGGGGTGACGAAGATGCTGTATGGCTTCGACATCGTTGGCCAGGGCGAGGTGTCGGTCTCCTTCGGCATCGACCAGAGCAACGGCGGCCTGTTCACGCCGGGCTATGCCGTCCCGGCGGACACGGTGCCGGGAATGGTGATCCCGATGCCGTTGGCCGCCCCGTCGCTGTCAGTGAAGCTGACCTACGACGGCAGCGAACCCTGGCAGTGGAACGCGCTGGGCCTGTACCTCCAGGACCTGCGCGGCATGTCCTGACTCCGTTGAACCCCCTCCGGCGGGCAGCAGCATAGGTCCATGCTGCCCGCTCGCCTTCCATCGAACATCGTCCCCTGCCGTCCGGCGCATCTGGTGTTCCTTTCGGACCGGATGCGCGCGGACGAGCAGGCGCAGTTCCTGGCCGTCACGGGCCTGGCTGAGTTCTCGCCGGACGTTGCTGCGGCGTTCTTCATCGAGACGGCGCAGAAGTCGCAGGGGTTCGCCTTCACCGTCCTGCAGGGCGACAACCTGCCCGCCGCCGCCGGCGGCTTCCAGCCGGCGGGTGCCGGCGTGTGGCAGGCCTGGATGGTCGGCACCGAGGACGGCTGGGCCCAGCAGTGGCGCGCCATGACCAAGGCCACGCGCTGGCTCATGGATCGGCTGTATGAGGCGGGCGCACATCGCCTGCAGACCAGCGCCCTCACCACCCGGGAGAAGGCCATCGAGTGGTTCGAGCGGTCGCTGGGATTCCGGCCGGAGGGCGTCTGGCGCCACTTCGGTGTGCGGGGCGAGGACATCGCCCATTTCTCGAAGCTGAGGGGTGAGTAATGGGCGCCGGTGGCGGTTCCAACAAGGCAGCACAGCAGGCGGCCCAGCAGGAAGGGTTGCGGCAGGCCAACATCAACCGTTCGATGCAGCAGATCAACCAGATCTACGGCAGCCCGCAGCGGGAGGCCGACATCAACGACTTCCTGTCGGCCAGCCGCAGCTTCTACCGGCAGAACCTGGACCGGCAGCACGACGCGGCGGATCGCAGCCTCCGCTTCGCAATGGCGCGCAACGGGCTGACCGGCGGCTCGGCGTCCGTCGACGCGAACCGGCAGCTGGGTCAGGACTACCAGCAGGGCATCCTGACCGCCGATCGCCTGGCGCAGAGCGCGGCCAACGAGCTGCGCAACGCCGACGAGACCAGCCGGATGAACATGATCCAGCTGGCGCAGACGGGCGCGGACATGACCACCGGCGCGAACAACGCCGCGCTGTCACTGCGCAACAACCTGGCCGGCGCGCGATCGCAGCTCAACGCCGACGCGCTGGGCGAGCTGTTCTCGGGCGTCGGGACCATCGCCAAGGCCAGCCGTGACCAGGCCGGAACGCGCCGGGCGAACCGGGACTTCTACAACCTGTACTACTCGCCGGGCTTTGGCTACGGCGCGGGAGGCCGCTGATGGGCGCTGAAGGCATCTGGATCCCGCTGGCATTGAGCGCGCTCAGTGCGGGCGCGAACTACTACAACACCCGGCAGACGCAGAAGAAGCAGGACAACATCCTGGCCGGCCAGATCCGGCAGCAGGGCGTCCGGCAGCAGGAAGCCGATCAGGCGATCGCCGAAGCCATGCGCGAGCGCGCGGCGCAAGGCGCGGAGAACGAGCGTGCCGCCATCGGCAGCCAGTATCTCGACCAGGTGCGCGCCGCCCAGGCCAACGCACAGCGTGGGCTGGGCCAGGTGGGGCAGGTGAGCCGTGCGTACCAGGTCGACGCCAACAACGCGGCGCTGGGCATCGGCGACTACGGCGCACGGACTGCCGACCTGATGGCTCGCATCGATGCGCCGGCACAGCAGCGGCAGCGCGAGGGTGTCGCGGACGCGCGCGTGGCCATGGAGCTGGACCAGATCGGCCGCCGGAGCCGTGCAGACGACTACCTGGCCCAGCTGCGCCTGCGCGGCGTCCAGCGCAATCCCTGGGTCGATATGGCCTCCAGCCTGATGGGAGCCGGCGCGGGCTTCGCGGCGCAGTCCGGGATGGGCCAGCCGGGCCTGGCGCAGATCCAGACGCAGGCCAAGGTAGGGGGCGACTTCGGCGCCGCCAACAACGCATTGAATCGCCAGCTGCAGGCGAAGTGGGGGCTGATGAATGGCTGACCTGAGCCGATTGATCCAAGGCGGTATGGACCTGGCCAGCGCGTTCGGCCGGGGCGACAGCGCCTACAGCCGATCGATGACCGATGCCGCGCGCATGGAGGGGCTGGTCCTCGACGCTGCCAAGAAGCGCGAAGAGATGCTGGCCCGCCGTGGGCTGGGCAGCGCCATCCAGGCGCTGGGCGGCAGCCCGGACCTGGCCACCCTGTTCGCCGCAGGTGTCGACCCGACCAAGCTCTCCGGCTACCAGGGCGCCATGCAGGAACAGGGCTTCCTGTCCGATGCGGCCTCGCGTGCCGCCGCGGGAGACTGGGACAGGGCCAACGCGGCGTTGATGGGCGTCGCCAACGGTCCGCAGCAGCTGGCCACCGTGGAAGGTCAGAACCTTCTGGCCAACCGGTTCCTGGCCGGCGCCAACGGTGTCACCACAACCGAGCAGGGCCGCGCCAGCATGGCGGCCGACGCCGCACGCGCCCGTGCTTCCGATGCCTCGGCGGCGAGCAGCTACGCCAGCGCCGCGCGGACCCGCCAGGCCACTGGCATCGACGCCGCCGAGTTCGGCCTGAAGCGGTCAGGACAGTGGAACCCAGGCGGGGCGTCTGCGGCAGGCTCGAAGCCGCTGCCGGTGGGCGCCCTGAAGGAGCTGCTGAACGTCGAGGACGCGCTGGGCTCTACCGAGGTGATGAACGACATCATCCAGAAGCACACCGGACGCATCCAGGACGGGAGCCTGAGTATTTCTCCGGTCGGTGCCATGCTGGGCAAGGTGAGGACGTCGCTGGGCCTCTCCACGCCGAACGACGTTGCCCTCACAGAGTGGGCTGCGGACAAGACAAAGATCGTCAACGAGTCGCTCCGACTCAACAAGGGTGTGCAGACCGAGGGCGACGCCCAGCGTGCAGCGAACGAGCTCATGAGCGCGAACGACGCGGCCACCGCGGCGCGCGCGCTCCAGCGGTTGGCTGAGATCAACCGCCGTGCGGTGGACCTGCAGCAGCGCAAGGCCGGCATGATCCGCGGCAACTACGGGCAGGCACCGGTTGGTGACACTACCGGGCAGCCATCGCTGAGTGGCGCCTTCAGTGGTGGCCCGACTGGCAGGGCTCCGGCTGTCGGCACGATCGAAGGCGGCTACCGCTTCCGCGGTGGCAACCCGTCCGATCCCAGTAGCTGGGAGAAGCTGTAATGGCTGGTCCGTGGGAGAAGTACCAGCAGCCCGGGCTGCAGCCTGGCCCGGCCGCCCAAGAAGGGCCGTGGTCGAGGTATGCCACCGAGGCGCCAGTCGCGGCCCCGCAGGCCGAGTCGGAGTACCGCGCCACCGACGAGATGAGCGGGTTCGATCGGTTCCGGGCGGGTATCGGCAAGGGCTTGGTCGACACGGGCGAGGGCGTTGTCCAAGCGCTGGTCGACCAGGCCAGCCGGCCCATTCCCGCGCTGGCCGACATCTTCGCCAACATCAGCCCCGAGGCGGCATCGAAGGCGAAGGAAATCCTGCTGCGTCCTCAGCAGGCCATGCGTGAGCATGTGGCCGAGCGTCGAGCTGGGGATGAGGACTTGATGTCGACCGGAGCCGGGCTCTGGGGCAGCGTTGTTGGTGCCCTTGCTGGTACTGCGCCAATCGGTGGAATGGGTCTGGCAACGCGTGGCGTAGGTGCGGCCCGGGCCATCGGGCAAAACGCATTGGCTGGTGCGTTTCAGGGCAGTCTCCAGCCGGTGGTGAGCGATGAGGAACGGGTCAAGAACAGCGCTCTTGGCGCTGCGTTCGGCGGTGGCCTGTCCGCTCTCGGTCGTGGCGCGATGCGTGTGGCCGAAGAGGCCCTCCCCTCTAACTTCCTCGCCAGGACCATGAACTACTTCGGCGAGCGGGCCAACCGGCAACCTTACGCGCAGGAAAGCGAGGCACTGGCAGCACGGACCGGCATCGACTTCACGCCAGGCATGGTCTCTGGCGGAAAGGCGCAGACGGCTATGGAGAACATGGCCCGCCAGTCCGTGTTCTCGGCCGATACCGCATTCAAGGCGGACGAGCGGATCGCCACCCAGGCCGTCCAGTACGTCCGGCGAGTGATGGACAGGATCAGCCAGGACAACCTGTCTCCCCAGAGCATCGGCGAGGGCATCCAGAAGACCGTCCGCGATGCCGTGGAGAAGATCGCCACCAGCCGGGAGCAGATGGCCGCCCGACAGTTCGGCGCCATCCGGAACCTGGTTGGCGACAAGCCAGTGGTGGACTACTCGGCCACCAAGAAGGCGCTGAACGACATCATCGGCGAATACGGCGATGTGATCGGCAGCGACGCCGGCAAGATCCGTGCGCAGGCACAGAGCCTGCTGGACGAGATCGTGCAGAAGGGCGAGGGTGTCTCGCTCGATGCGGCGCGCAGGGCGCGCGGCTTCTACGGCGCCGCGGCCCGCGGGAAATCCAACCTGTTCGACAACGTCAGCCCCGACCTCAACCGGAGGCTCGCGGCCAAGATGTACGGGGCAATCTCTGACGATCTCGATGCCGCCGCCGGGCGGATCGATGAGCTGGCCGGATTCGGGCAGAACATGCCGGTCCAGGAGGGCGTCCAGGCGATGCGTCCCAGCGAACTGCTGAAGCAGGCCAACGACGATTACCGGCGCCATTCGCAACTTCTGGAGGCCGTGAAGAACAGCCCGCTGAAGCGGCTGCTGGGCGACGAGTTCAACGTGGACGACTTCATGACCATCAACACGCTGCCACCTGAGACGGTGATCGCCCGCATGGGGTCCATGAAGCCGACCGAGTTGAACCTGGTCCGCGACTTCATGGAGAAGAATGCCCCGGACACCTGGCAGCAGTACAAGCGCATGCTGCTGGACGATGCGCTGGCCGCCGCCGAGACGGTTCCGACTTCTGGTGGCGCGAACTCGCTACCGTTCAACGCCAGCGGCTTCATCCGTGCCATCGGCGGCGACAAGCCGGAGAAGATCGAGAAGCTTCGAGCCATCTTCAACCCGAAGGAGATGCCCGAGGTTCTGGACGCCATGCAGGCAGCCCGCCGCCTGGGGGACAAGTTCGGTGCCAACTTCAGCGGCACCGGCCCCTACGCCGAGGTGTCGCAGGCTGCGCAGAGCTTCGTGGACTCGATCAAGAACATGAGCATCCGGGGGATCGCCGGTGCGGCCTCGCCGGTGGTCGGCTTGAATGGCGTGGCGCGGATGATGCTCAACTCGGACGGCCGGAAAGCCTTAATTGAGCTGGCGAAGCTCCCGCCAGGCGCGAAGCGGGCAAACGATCTCGCCGCGTATCTGGCCAGTGTGGCCGCGGTCAGCACGAGCGAGAAGGAGCCCTTGGAGATCAGCGTGGCCGGTGGAACACCCGGGGCAGCGCCGACCGAGGAAGAGCTACAGGCGCTCCGCGCTCGGAACGCCGGTCAGTGACGGTAGCGGCGGGTGTGCCACCACCCGCCAGCGCTCAGGGTCAGCAGGATGGCCAAGAGCGCTACAGCGCATGCGAACGCCCAAGCGCCAAGGCCGGACCATATGTGCCACCATTCAAATCCATAGGTCCGAGACTGGATGGCGAGATGGACTGGGATGCCGAGGCTGATGATCCCTACCCACCGCTTCGCCCAGTAGCCGAACTTGGCCCGGACGTACTGGCCCACGGTAGTGGGAACTATCTCGGCGTCTTGGATGTCGGCGGGCTGGCTCATGCCCCAACCCTACCACCATGGCGGCGGGGAGGGCAGCGGGGCGGGTCTGCCCGGCGCTCAGCCGGCCTCTGTGCCGGCTCTAGGTGGCGCTGACCCGGGGTCAGTGCCGGGGGAGGGCGACTTTGGTGGGGCGCCCGCTGCCCCGTTGAGCGCCGGCTGTGGCCCTGTAGCTTCATTCATCACAGCCGCCAGCCCAGGTCACCCGATGGAAGCCGTAGTACTCGCCCCTCGCGGGCTGTTCTTCGACGGCGTTGATGCTCACGAGGACGAGTTCCTCGTCAAAATCAACGCGGAAACCTACATCCGCTTCCGCCGGATGCCTTCTACCCCAAGATGTTTTGAAGCAGTGGAAGTGCTTTCTGCCAGTTCTCTAGACCAGCATCAACCATCTTCAGTACAAGGTGTTTGGTGGTCTCGGCAGGCAGCTCTCGCAGCCGATCGAGATATCGCTTCTTGTCGGGCGGGGCTAGGTCAGACGCGTTGATCTGCCTCGCAATCAGCTGCT